TGCATATCTGTTTCAAAGGCAACTCGCTCCATGTACGACAGACCATCGATGTTGGTCAGCAGGAACCACGGATATGAAGAAGTCAGATAGTCATTGATCATGTAACCTTCTGGCAAACCACCCGCAGTAAGCCCGATTGCGTTGATGTCATTGTCTGCTGTGCCGGGGCGCAGTTCTGTCTTCAAAAGACGAATTGCAGTCGGCTCATTATACGGAGCAATGATTAACTTACGGCCACGAGCAAAGATCTTCAAACCAGCCTGATCTTTGAAGTTCGTGCGGATTGCAATCATTGCATTCAACAGAGTGGCTTCGTTAAGATCAACCTGAGTTGAAGGTTGGTTAGCAATCGTGCCGCCATCAATCGGATGGCTAGAAGAACACAGAGCCTGACCGTCACCACCGATAGACGCATTGTAAGTCTGCGCGGTGTTGAGGATGTTAGCGCCATAGATTTCTTTTGTCTGATGAAAAGATTCAATCAGGCCCAAATTCGATGGCATGAACTGGCTCTTGTACAGGTTATCGTCAATGGTTTTGCGCGTGATGCCATAACCAAGACCGATTTCTGTATGCTCTTGATTGTAGACATAGCGTTCGCCAGCATTGTTATCAAATGCTGTCTGACCGCCTTCAGTCTTCAACTGAGCGTAACCCAAGAAACGCATTTCAGCAGTGCGTTCGAGAGCCATCTTCGAGTCATGTTTCGTGAAGATCTTGTCGTACTGTGACGGGATCTGCTCGTATTTGCCTTCAATTCCACGGAGTCCGGGAAGAAGAAGGTCTTTAATCGCCGCGAGATTAACAGCCATTGGTCCTTACTCCTTTAGACGCCAACGAAATTCTTCGTGGCAACATAGTTAAATGCAACAATCGCATAATCATATGCCTGACTGTTCACCAATGTGCCGGGAGCGCCCGGAGGATCATTGATGATGCCAACCACCTTGAAGGGGGCATAAATGTTATACGTTGCAGTGTTAATGGTTGTGGTGTCGAGATATGCACCAGACAAACCGTTAGCGGTATTGCCAGATCCAATCGCAAAACCAATTGTTGAACCAACGTCAGCAAGGGCAAGGCCTGTGCTGTCCGACTGTCCAACAAACTTAGCATTCGGATCATTGATAATGTAGCCAGTCACAACGCTGGTCGAAGCAACGTCTGAACCGGGCCAATAGTTTGACCAGACTGTGCGCTTTTGAGAAACGGACAGATACTGACAACCTTGGAAAATGCCAGCAATACCGGGGGCGCCGGGTGTTGCACCAGTCGAAGCTGAACGGGCAACTGTGCCATCTGTCTGAGGTGTTACGGGGTCGCCATAATAAATGGCAGAGGCATTGTAAGCAACTGATACGGCAACTTGCTCATACGTTGGAGCTGATCCAGTGCCGCTATACTGACGAAAGCCGAAATAACCTGCTGTGTTTGCAGCCATGACGGAATCTCCCTTTTACAGGATAGTCCATCATGCCACGCCGGGGGCACTAAGAACCGAGAAGTTGTGGACCTTCCACGCCGGGGGAAGGTGAGCAAAGCTCGTAACGTGTAAAATACACACATTAATACAAATGTAAAGAGCCACCCGTAGGTGGCCCTATATTGCATTTACAATTGTGCTATTCAGGTATGGCCATTGGCTCATATTTAGTGCTGATTTTTGGCTGTGTGGGTGAAAATGGACCACGAGCCTCAAGCCCAAGCTGTTGTTTTTTATTAGAAATTGCGTCAGAAGCTGTTTTACGCGCCCTTCTACGAAACTCTTCAGTAATTTCAGCAGGCCGTTCAAACAGAATTTGCCCTTTTCGCTCAATAAAATCTACATCGCGACTAAAAGGCATCATTTCTGGATGACGAATGCGTGGAACTTCGGTCCAACCAGTGCGTCGAACCTCACCGAGCTTGGTTTCATCAACCTTATTCATGATTTTGATGGCTTTCCACTCATAAGACCACCCTTCTGGTGGGTTAGGAGCAATAAACTCATCATGGAAGCTCTCTTCATTGCCGATTTCGGCCATAATTTGAGCTGCACGTTCACGAGCCAACTCAATTGGTGTCTTTTCACGAACACTCTCGCGCATGGAAGCTCGTTCAATTGTTCTTTTTGGCATTTCACCGTCATCATTCAATGAAAGACCCAATCCTGTTTTATTTTCCATAATAACCCCCCTTAATGTGTTGTGATTTCGCCACGCTTTTTGGCGCGTTGCAGTTCATCAAAGTACTGCTGATCACTTTGCCCAGACATTTTAGCAATCTCACGTTGTTCAGGTGTTAACCTAACACCGTTTGATCGTGTGCCTGTGCCATTCCCAGAACGAGTAACAGGCGCAGCAGGTGGTGCAGCACGTTTTTGCGTTGGTGCTGATGCTGATGACATTGGATTATCCTCGTCTGCGTGATCTTCGACCTGCCGAGAACGGCCAATGCCCAATCTGTTTTCAACGTAACTAAAATACTCATTTGACTCAGGACGAATGCCATCATCAATAGCATCATAATGAGCGCGTTCCATTTTATTAAGACTGCGCTGGTCTTGCAGATACTGTTTGTTTATACGCAACCACTGAGCTGATCTAGGACTATTGTTCTGTTCAACATCTCTTGCAAGATTTTCAATAACATCATCCATCGAAACTTTTCGCGGAGGCTGCATTTGTTGAATAGGCTGATTTTTCATGGCTTCTGCGCCACGCTCTAACTCTTGCAATGTAAATTCATTCTTATTCATTGCATGTTGGATATCAGCAACACGATCAAAGTCTTGTTCTTGATATGCTTGGCTCATCATGCTTTTGAGCATATCTTGATCTGTTTTAACTCGATCTCGTGCATTATTAACAAGATGATACTGGCTTTCAGCCTTTTCTTTCATAGCATCTTGAGCCATTTTCGAAGCATACTGCTCACGATAACGGGCTTCTTCTAAGGCGCGACGATTGCTCTCAAGTTGTTGTTGAAGAACTTCATTGGCTCTACGAAAATCTTCATCCGTATGAAGAACTTCATTGTCATCATGCCCAATAGATTCTTCAACAAGTGGAGAATCTTCTAATTTAAGCTCAAGTTTATCTTCTTGATTTTCCATGTTAACTCCTTACCAAACTTCATCTGGTTTTTGAACACGAATGCGAACTTGGGTGTCCTTCAAGACACGACACAAGACGCCATGAACTGTAACATTCCAGCCATCAGATGGACGGAAAACAAGCCAATCATTTAAATTGAACTTCTCTCCATCAAACCAACCTTCTTCTGTCTTTTCAAAAGATTTTGGCCCTTGTTTTAACAAAAGACCAACTTTTGATTGATATTGATCTTCGTTGACATATTGGTCAGAAAGATAAATGCCCTTTTTCGTCTTGTTAGGACGAATATAGACGGCCAACAAAAGATCATTGTTAAAAAGTTCAATAGAAGAAAGATCCCCAATCTCAGATAGGATCTTAGCTTTGGGATCATTTTCATGATCCATAGTCATAAACGGCATATTTTTCCCCTTTAGCCAATTAGTCCTTTACGCTTACACTCAGCCTCAGCATCATCGCATAATTCAATGCATGTTTTGAGGCCTTCTATTAACCCTACATAATGTCTGTATGCAGGATAATCATCCACCGCCCACTTATTTATCAGCGTATCGATGGTATTCTTTATGCGCTCATCTAATAACTTTTTGAGTTCACGCACATATATTTCTTGTTGTGTCAGCATCTGTTCCCCCCTTGTAGATTATTGAGACGGGACCCAAAGGGGGGACTCCTTCAGGCCCCGTCTCTAACCTACCCAGTACAGACTAGGCAGATACCTTACGCTTGGCGATTTCTGTCTTTTCAATGCGACCTTCGCCTGATCCTGCACCTGCTGTCATGTCTTTATAGGACTTGGCAACGCGACCACCAGCCTTACGACCCATAGGAGGCCCACCAGCGCCCGGAGGCATCATGGGAGGCCCAGAAGGTGCAGGCATGTTAGGCATGCCGCCCGGAGGCATACCACCCGGAGGCATTGGGAGAGGCATCATAGGGGCTGGGCGAGGAGGCATGCCGCCCATCTGTTGCGGCTCCTGACCCTT